GTTCAATTTCTTGTACCTTTAGGATCCCATTGTCCCAAATCCATTCAACACCTTCCATGATTCCATTGACAAAAGCCTCTGGAGCGGAAGGATCCTGAACTATATCGATGGCCGATAACATAAAATCATCATTGACTATGTTAGCGCCATTCTTTTGTACAAGACTACCCATACCACGACTTGAAACACCCAACTGAACCCCACCATCCATAAGACCTTCAACGATCTTACCCATAGGAGTATCCAATACGAGTGCTTTACCCATCACATTATTACCATCCCAATTAAGTTCGGTAATGCGATGAGATACTTTATCCAAGTTAATAGACGGACCTTCTGGGTGATTCAACTCACCGACGGCCCGACTCTTGGAAACTTGTTCGTTGACGTATTTGTCAACTGCGGATTCTAATGTAGCGCGAGGATACACTCGGCCGTTGCGATTCTTTTGCTCGGCCTGCATAAAAACACCTTCAATAAGACGCTTTTTCTTACCGCCTTTTTCTTCAGTGATGACCTTATATTGAAGGTCCTCGGTGTATTCTGTAATCAGCTTCATTAGTGATTATCCCAATATGTTTTGCTCATTTCGCCGCGATTTGCATTTGGCGCATCGCCGACTCTACGAACTTTTGTATAAACCTCATGGCCTCTTGTTGTTCTAATCCCAGCTGTCTGTTTCAACCATAGCGGTCTATACGGACTTCCTACGCCAGGATCAGCAGGTGCGTTATCATATTCCCAAGTGGGATTATTTGCAATAACTACCCAAGCCATTCTACTTCCCCATCAAATCCGTAAAATCTTTAGCAGCTTTTTCTGCTTCCTTTGCGGACTTAAACTTGTCTAGCATATCGCCATCTACATAAGCGATATAATCTGAACCTTTTTTAGACACGACTGCGTCGTATTTGCCTTTGCCAACCTTAAACGTTTTAACCTGTTTTTCACCTGGCTTCAACTTAAAAGAGGCTTCACTCAGACTCGTCCGAAACTCCTTGAATTTCATCATGATCCTCTACCTCTTCCGTTTCTGTTTCAACTCCAGCCATGTTGTTGGCTAATTCGATTTTTCTGTCATTCATTGCAGAATTAATTTTATCCTGCATAATATTCGCAAACGATTTTTCAGCATCGGCCATTTTGCCATCGCCTACTTGCGTTACGAAATCCATTACATCAGCCATTCTATTATCCTCATTCTATTTTATTTATAAAAAAGCAATTTTCTAGAGATCATCAATACTGATATCATCATCCTCTCCGCCTTGTTCCTTTTCGGCTTCGATTTGTTTATCAATTGCTTCAATCTCGTCGTCAGTTTGCATCAAGATGTTCTTACGAACCCACTCAATGGAGTAGTACTTTCCAACGTATTCGTCAAGTTCCCTAAGGGTTGACATACGTTCCCTCAAAAGTTCTGACTCTTTTAGTTCAGTGAAGTGGGTATCCTTCAAGAAGTCAATATTAATATCCTGACTAATCTCTGCCCATTCACCCTCAGTAATAATTCCTTTTAGGACTAACTGAGTTTTCAACAGATCCATGAAAAGACCTGAGAATTTTTTACGAAGTCTAGCAATAAACTTCTGGAACTTTAGTTCATCACGGGTAATCTCGGTTGCTCTGCCAAGAGCAAATTGTGATTCTTGTTCTAGGCGGTCAGTTGGAACGTTGAGCGCCCTGTACAATTTCTTTTGGAAGTAGATGATGTCCTCGATTTGTCCGAGGTTTTCCCCTCCTGGTAGCGTTGTGATCTCTGTACCTCTGCCACCTTCTCTACGCGGTAGCCAGAAGTCCTCGAGCATAGACATGTGTTTACGATCGTCCTTGAGTTCTCCGGTATTAGCATCATACACCATCTTATTTCTGTACTTTGACATAATGTTGCGAAGGTATTCCTCCGCCTTACCCTTAGGCAAGTTACCTACGTCAATATAAAAGATCCTGCGCTCGGGTGCGCGCGAGAGACGATAGATAACCAACGAATCCTCCATCATACGGAGTTGGTTCACTGGTTTCAACGCTTTGTGAAGATATCCTAGTACCTTCTTACGGGATGGATCCAATAGTCCAGAAGGAACATATGTAACCGCATCCTTAGAAATCTTTAGTCCTTGGTTGGACTTGTCAAGCGGTTCGTTCTGATAGATGTAGTATTCCTTAACATCCTTTACGATTTTGACACCAGTCTTTTTGTCGGTGTCGTGCTCAACTTCTTTTACTTTACGAATCTTAGTTGCGTCAATAGGTCTTATTTCGATTAGCCCACGCTTTGGATCCGCATTGTCGATAATCTTGTGATAGTATAGTTTTGAATCAACATACCATCTTCTAAAAATCTCATGACCATACCAACTAAAGTTTAGAAGTTTAACTACGGTGTCAAACTCCTCAATCATTAACTTTTTGATTTTTGCTGGTTGATCTAAATCATCGAGAACAAGTTTAACCGGAGCACCATCAGTGTCCGATACGACTGCTTCGTTAATAATGTCTTCGATCGCGGCATCACACTCTGGTTGAAACGATGCATCACGATACTTCATGATTAGTTCTTTTTCGGTTTTGGCTGAAGACGCATCCATGTCCAAGTAGGAACCGAAGTACCCACCTGCATTGATTACTTGACCAAGGCCGTCGTCGGTTTCGGGAGGAACAAACGAAACTTTCTTTCTATCGTCAGCTTCTTCCGACCCTTTACGTTTTATTTCAAATCCAAATAGTTCAGCCATCTTTCACCTCTGTGTAGTAACACGGGGAGGATAGACCCTCCCCGCTATACTATTTATCGCTTAAGTTGTAGTGCCGGATTCCCAGTACTGAACTTGAAGCTCAACCGTGAATTCCTCGATTGCGTTTTCGTTATCGTATGATAGATCGATAGCCGAAACGTTTGTCGGGAATGTGCCACGGAAATCATAACGTTTAGTCACAACACCTGATTTGTCCAACTGCTCAACGATCATATCTGCTTGATAATCCGCTGGGTTAGTTAGACCAGTGTTGTTCTGATGTTGGTTAATACCATTCATCCAACGCTCAAATGCATTACGCACTTCCATGTTTACGTCGTTAATGATAGTGATATTCCAAGGTTCAAACGTGCGATCACCTGCAAATTGTACCTGACGACCACGGAATGGTACCGTGATAGGCGCAATGATTGATGCAGGTAGCTGAGCAGCCTTACACATGAAGGATGTCAGCTCGACGTTGCCAGCCGCGTAACTAGGAAAGTTAACAGTGGCCTTGAACAGATTGGAACGTGCACCGCCACCTACGAGCTTTGACTTAAAGTCATCTACTCCTAAAATTGCCATCTCTTACTCTCCTTATTGTCCAACGACCTCGCTGAACTCTACACCAGTACGAGTGGCGATAAAGTTAAGCGTGATAAAGTTGATAGAACGAGCAGGCTTGACGAAGATATCTGCAACGAAGCGGTTGGAATCAATTACCTCACCAGTGTTATTTGTTTCGTCACAAACAACAGCGAAGTCCGTGATACCACGACGACCTTGGATATCTCTCAGGAACGGCTCGACCAAATTCCTGAATTGAGCTCTTGTGAACTCATCGTTAAACTCAAACAACTGAAACTTAGCAGCGGTTGAGATTGCCTTCTCCATAGTAATAAACAGTCTGCGAACGTTAATACGATCGAATGCAGAAGGTTTACTCTGTGCAGTTTTGTCACCGTAAAGAACGATTCCTTGTCCTGGGAACGAAGTGATTGGATTCACTCGAGCCTTGTACAGGGTATCTCTTTCGGCTTGTGTTGGGTTAAACTTCAATTTGGTTACGCCACGAATTACTCCACGTGTGAAACCAGCAGGGGAGAACCATGCATCTGCGACACCATCGGTATAGGCACAAAGTCCTGCAGTGTTACCTGCGTTACCGATCCAACGATATGCATCGTTGTACTTGTCGTAGACATAAATGACACCTGAGTCAAGCACACCGTAAGACGATGAGTTGATGGAGTCTGCCCATGTTTTTGTTGCGGCCGCGTCCGCAGTAGCGATTGGAGGAGATACGAATGCAACACAATCTTTTCTTGCTGTTGCAACTGCGATGATAGTATTAGCATCAGCTGAGCTTACCGCTCCACCAATGATAAGATTTACATCCAGTGTTTCTGAATCCCCAAATGCGGTTGAGTATAGTGAAGCTACGCTAGACGGTGCAGCATCAGTACCACCAGTGAGTGAGAATTCCTCATCAGTTACTGAAGTAGCATCAACTGCGTCGATACCTGCCCATACCCATTTAGAGGTACGGTTCACGACGTCATTAAGATACTTAGAAGATCCATCGATGTTCTTAGCTCCAGCTGTCAGTGAAACGTTTGCGAACTTTTCAAGAACAGTGTTTGCTGCTCCAGTGATCGCTCCGTCCTCATCAAGAATAAGAAGGTGTACTTCTCCAGCATCAGGTGCGATATCGAATTGGCTCTGCCAAGAAACAGAGTTTGCGTCCGAATCAACTCCCCACGATGCATTCGTGATGGATACCACTTTCAACGAGTTACCAAGAGTACCTGGATACTTGGCGATGAACTCGCCTGTTCCCGTTAGCGTTGCGGAATCGTAATGGTCTTCATTCTTTACAAGAATGTTACCCGTACCTGCAGCATCCGCGTTAACTGCAGAGCCTACACCACGGTAGACCTTAAGGTTATTTCCATACTGCAAAAATGCTGCAGCATTAAGGAAATCGTTATAGATTGTGGCGTTGGGTTCACCGAATTTGTTGACCAATTCTTTTTCAGAACCAACAGTAACTACTTCCTCAACAGGACCCCAGCGGAAATGTCCGGCAACGGCTCCTATTGATGTAGATACAGCTGGGACTACGCTGGTCAGATCAATTTCTTTGACCTCAACACCTGGGCTTACTAGAAATGCCATGTGCTTTCCCCTTCATTGAGTTTAATAGATAAGATTTTCATAATACGACTGTTTCTCATGTATTTATTTATAAATAATCATATCTTAGTAAAGACTGCCTTCATCGTCTACCTTCCACATATCACCGCCCTCATAGATATACTCGGGTTCGTGGCCATCGTCAACGACGCCAAATGGTACTAAGTCCTCCTCAATCATTTTAATTTGTTCTGCATATATCATATCCTTAACGTTAATATCCGTCATTTCGTTAAAGAATGGGTTGGTGGAGAACCAACCAAATAGTACTAGGTTCATCATTAAGTCGTCGTGGTTGTTATCAGAAGCCTCGTAGGAGGATCCCTTAGCAACGAAAGTAGACATCTCAATGATGGTATCCGCATCAACGATATCAATCTTGCTTTGTTCAACAAGATCCTTAATGTTTGAGCAACCGATTCTTTTGATCTTACGAGTCATAGTCACACCAATGGCGTTTGCTTTGACCATTGATTCTACATAACAATTCTCGTACTCAAGATCA